AGAGAAAGATCGTTAGGAGAAACGTAAGGTTTTTCATGACGATACTCCATCGGTTGAAGCTGACATGCGCTGCTGAAACCAAAAAAACAAAAAACAAGCAGAAAAAGAGGAGGGGTCACCCTCCCAATCAAAACACAACCCGCTCACTCCTTATCAATGCGATGGATGCGCCTGACCCCGGTAATAAAATCGTCTAGCATCCGTGAGATAGTACCCTTAGGGGGTTTAGCTATCTTCTCACGTTGGACGTCAACTTTCCGAGGGAGAAGGACTCCACCGCTTTTAAGACGGATGGGGAGAGAGGGGGGAGAAAAAAGAATTCGTTTTTTTTCGGCGAATCTAGGTGTGTCACCTAACTCCACGAAGCGGGTCTTTCGCTGGAGTAACGGGTGATCGCACATCCACGTGCTGGTACAGTCCTCATTTGAGAGGATCACCTCTGGATAGCGAGAAGAAAAGTATTGATAAGCTTCTGCCGGCCAGAGGAACTGCCAGTACGTCTCGACACCTAGATTCTTTTTTTGTATTGGAGTGGGCACTCCTTTTGTTTCGCGGAGGAAATCTGCTTTGTCAACGACGCATTGATAAGGGCCACCGCAAATAAATGCGTCCTTGATCAAAGGGTGAGGTGCACCTTTATGAAGAGGCACACCTTCCCACGCATCGACAAATTTCCTCTTTTCCATCCGTCCCCACTGAGCTATCATATCGTAAGCCTCAGGTAAGGGCGGATTCGCCACGACAACGTCTGGAGTCCGTTTAACTCCCATTTCCTTTGTAGGGGCGGGTCCCAAAAAAATCGCGCGGCGGAACCAAGATTTCCGGAGGAGGTACTGAGTGGTACGCTTAGGGAGATCAGCAACGCACAAAGGTCTCAGAGAGATCTCGTGCCTCATTGCGACATTAAGGATCCACGCCTGGACATCCCGGCGTAAACCCTTAATGCTGTTGCATACGTCTCGAAGCATACCATCAGCCTGTTTTTGGAAGGGTCGGAGGAAGCTAAGAACAGGTTTGGGATTTAAACCCTTCCTCACAGAGGAGCAAGGTTGACTGTTCAAGTCGGCCCAGTGATCCTCAATACCTGTCTTAGATTCATTGACCACTAATCCGTAAGATCCGGTTATCTTACGCCAAAGCGCAAAAAAACGTTCATTTCCCGGGAATAAGCAGTCGTCTCCGTTAAAACGACCGATGCGACGTTCACCTGACCCGTAGCTAATATCGCAGGCCATGTCGAAGCAAGCCTTATTCAAGAGGCAGAGAAGAGGGAAACTGACAAGGTTTCCCATCATTGAACCCCGTTTGATGGGGTGTGTCTCTACTCCTCGACGCTCTTCGACATCTAGCCCAAGATATTCGCTACCAACCCAGCGTAGGTTAGTGAACGATCCCACTAGTACTTTCCTTTCCTCCTCCGAAAGCTCGGCGCATTCCGCGAGGACATCAACAATGGCGGAAACGGCTTCAAGATAGATATTGTCAGTGGCTGCGGTATAGTCACCACTTATTATCTTTTCGCCTTTCCGC